GTGACATGAGCAAGTTCATGAATCAAGACATTCATTGCTGAATTTATGGATTCTGTGCCACCGTCGAGGCATATGTAAATCTCATAGCCTTTATTTACATTGTAACCTATCGTCCCTCTGTTCATCCTGGTTCCACTTATTCCAGTCAGAATGCATCGTTTCCTGAGACGAGCGAATCGTGGGTCTACATTTTCCGTCTGACGTAAGTGTTCGTATATAATGTCATATCTCCTACGTAATTCAGACATGAGAGGGTGTTCAATTCGTATGTTACTTAGGGCAATTACGAATGCAGTGAAAAGTATACACAATTGAACAAATTGAGACTTTTTACCCATACTAATTAAATACGGAGAAAAACAAACTGGGCATAGATGTCACTTAGGGTGTTTGAATTTGAAATTGGTTTCCATACTATACACTTAAACTCTGGTGCAAGTGATTCCATGAATGCATCCTTTTCGAGGAGTGGTTCATCCTTTGGCCCGTCTGAGTAAAAGGGTCCGTCGACAACATTCATTCGCAGTGAGTCTCCTGCAATTTCAAATGTATTTCCAAATGCATCTGGACTCTTTGTATTTTCAATGAGACTCTTTTCTGGTGTGATTCCAATGAGATACCCCCCTTGTTTCACAGCTTTTTTTATTGCATGAATGCTTTTTGTTTCGTAATGTATAGAAAAGTTGTAGCAGACGACATCAAATGGACCGACATCAACAGCCTGGAGGATGTTACCGTGTATAAACCATACACCAAATTCTGCAGTAAGAGCTCGTTGTTCCGCCTCTTTGAGAGAGGATTCGTCTGGGTCTACTGCTACGAGGCGTGCACTGACTGACTTCCATTTCCAAAAGTCTCCACCTCTTCCACAGCCACAGTCAAGGACGTATGAATTTGGTTTTACCCATTTTATAATCAGTTCCTTCTTCATGCTGTTGTGGAATTTACGGAGTGCATCCATTCTACTTAAAAGATAGGAGCTCTTCTATTTTAAATGGGTTCACTCGAGCAGGATTACCTAACTGTTCCAGGACAGGTTTTTTGCCTCATCTCAATCGTCGGTCCAACTCTGCCACAAAAGAATGATCAGCTTGGTCTGAAGATTCGTGGGTGTTTTGCAACAAAGGATGATGCAGAGCGTCACGCAAAGCGTCTTCAGAAGGATGATACACTTTGTGATATTTACGTAGTAGACATGTACAAGTGGCTTCTTATCCCCCCTGACAATGCACAGATTGGAGATGTTCACTACACAAACGAGAAGCTTGAGGAGATTATGACAAAGTACAACGAGAACCAGCGACTGGCTGCAGCTCACTTCGAGAAGCGAAAGCGTGACATGATGGCACAGCCGATTCCAGGTTCCGATACTCCGTACATTGAGGCGGGCGATGAAAACTCCAAGTATTACACAAAGCCAGACGTCCCACCAATTCCTCACCCAGCTGAGCTGATTGATGACCTTCAGAAGGAGTTTCCAGACAAGAAGATGACTGAGCTTGTAAAACTTGCAGATGACCGAATCAATGAGGAGATTGAGCGTCGTCGAACCGCATAAAATATGTCAGTTATATAATAATGAAGAAGGGTTTGATAATTGTAATTCTTTTGTTTATTGTAATTTTTGTTCTGGTTCTACTTACTGCCAGAAAAGAAAAATATGCAGCACCTCGTGACGAAAATACACAACCACCTTTTGTCGAACCAGCTACAAGCAATGTAGACGATCAGACACAGATTTATAAAGACATGGCTGGTCTCGATTTCCAGATACAAGCTGGAAATCCAATTTTAAACTTTATCCAGGGAGATCCAACTTCCAATACAATCTATGGTGATTTTGTCCCTAACGAGTCTTTATCTGGGAATTCTCCAATGTACTCATTTGACACTGAAGAAACATCAAACGTCATTCCAGACAGTGGTATGTACACCCCCGAAACGACGTCACCTGTAATTCCATTTTTAGGTGACTCACTTCCACCTGTTCCGAAAAATCCAAACTTGGTGCCAATGAGTCCAGATATGTACGGAACAGCAGCCCCAATTACACCTTCAATTGAAGAATCATTACCAAGAGAGAGTACGTCTAATGTTTCAGTATAATAGGAGTAAGTGATTTTCCAAGTAAAAGACCTATAATCAACATTGTAAAACCAAAAATAAGAGTTTCTTTTGAAATTTTATCAAGAATTCCTGATTCTTGATAAATTGTTCTTCGTGGTTCATAGTACGAGTGTACGACCTGCGGGGGGTCTTCCTCGAGTTGGGGGTGTTCCTCGATTGGAAACGTCGGGGATGTCGGACTCGGACTGTACTCCATTGTCTTCTTCATCACTACTACTTTTATCTACTACAAAACCTTTGAGGTTTCCATTGTCATCTGCGTCACTCTCACTTGAAATATCGTCAGACTCGCAATACTCAAATGATGAAACAGTATCTGATTCATCAGAATCATAATCTTCCTTTGCATAATCATCAACACAAACCTCGACTGGGGTGTACCTAACGGGTGGCTTTATAACTCGTCCGTATCTCGATCTCTTATTGGCCGTGACTTCTGGGATCGGGGAAATGGTCATTGACTGAAGCGCCTGATCTATGTCCATTAACATCTTCTACTTCATCTTGTCGTGTTTCGTTTAAGTATTTAGGAAAGAAATAAACACCACTCTTTTTAGAAAGTTCAAAGAGTTTTTCTTCACCTTCTATACCAATCTGATTCGCAATTTCTTCAAGATTTTCCTGGTGTTCGTGGTCGTCTGCTCGTCTTATAAAGAGAGCCAGGTTTCTTACATCTTCAATGGCAGAGTAGAGATTCTGAGCCCTCTTTTGTAAAGAGTTTTGTTTATTTTCAAATTCTGTCATGTGCATCATAAACAATTCCCATGTTTGAGGGTCAAGGCCAGAGTACGGATGAACCTGTCTGAGAAATTTACTCTTTTTTCCACCAAAAGTCGGGAACAAGATTGCAAATAGGAACATAAGAAGAATTGTCAACAGCAACATTACTCTTAAGCTCAGCTATAATAGTCGGAGAAAGTTTATGCTCCTGTCCTACAAAGCGCTTGCAGTCCTCATCGTGACACAGTTGACAAATTTTACCTTTTGAAATACCAAACCATACATGATTTGATTTATGTTCCCCTTTTATATTTTCACAGTAGTGAGAATCAGTCTGGACAATAATCTTGTCATTTCCTTTACGAATGACTCGTTTTACACTTGCAGAGTTTTGTCCTTTGAGATTTTTTTGTATAAATCGTTCAAGTGGTGTGCACGTAATTTCAACATTCATACCAATAGATGATTCATTTGTACGAATTGCAAACAACTCCAAGAGTTCCTTTGTTGGCACGGAATCAAAAATCTGGCCATCGAGTTCCATCCACGGAATGTACGGATCTGTATCCTTGCCTCGTTCCTTTTTGTGAGACCAAACCATTCGAAGACCGGAACCACCATAGACACTCGAATCAATTCGTTGATTCCACTCTGGGTCATCTGGTAATTCAAGAAGAATTCTCGTCCTCAGAGCAAGGGCTTCTGTTTTTTTTACAAAGACATCTGGCCAGATAATGTGCACTCCAGATTTGATGGATCCATCTGATAGTTTACGGGGTTTGGCTCGAGCAATTACACATTGTTTTCCTTTTACAACCCCCTGCATTATTCTAGTGTAATCAAGCACATCTGGTTCTGACAGAGGCTTTGAATCCTTGTAATCCAAATCTATGAAAAACTTGAAAACCTCCGTCTTTTGTTCGACTACGTAGACCCTTTTGCCGGTTCGGACAAGATGAATGTAATCTGTGTAAAATTCTTCGAGTTTTTCAAATGGAACTTGAAGAATTCCTCCATCCATGAGGACGTGTGTTCCGGGGCCTTTTTGTGTTGTCCATTTATCCATAGTTTAGGTGCGCGTGTACTTTTTAGTCTGAGAGTCTACTCCAAATGTCTCTTGGCGGCTCTGGAGGCTCTGCAGGCTTTTGAGGTTCAGTTTTTTTCAATTCATAAATAATGTCGACGAGTGTCATTGTATTTGCAATGTCTTCTGCATTTCCGAAACCCTGCTGCTGAACAAGCATTTCTGCAAAGACTCGTTTTGATTTAGTCATTTAAAATTAGCTTTTAAAATAAAAAGGTGATTTCAACTGCGAAGAAAGTGCTTCATGAAAGTCTGGATTTGAAATGACATGGATACGAATCATGTCCCAGAGATTTTCACGTGCTGTGATTCCGTCAAGTGTGTCAAACTCAACCTTGTCATTTTCATCGTAGTTTTTACGGAAATACATTTGTTGATTCTCCATTTTGTACTTTTCTTCGTTAAATCGTCTGATAATGTACGTGTGTTCATTTGTCGTCATTGGAAAATCAATCAGATAGACGTGATAGATGCTCGTCACGTCATCTTCAATGTCAGCATCTGAATCTCCTGGGCCCTTGTACTTTGTTGAAAATTGAAAATAAGTATACACACCCTTTTTAAGATTAATCATCCCTCTCGTCTCCTCTTCGAGTTCTCTAAGTGCACAACGAAGAGGGTTTATAACTTCACGTCGCCTGCATCCACCGGTTACAAAAGTCCACTCCTGGTATCGACGATCGTGGACTATAAGCATGTACTGCTTGTTTCCAATCGTCGTTACAGGTATTGCAATGCTTTTATGTCGTTCTCTTGTTGCAGGCAACATTAACTACAATTACTGTTTAAAAAAATTTCCAAGGTTCCCACCTGACATTGGATCATAT